GGCACATTCGGAGCGTTCGGCTTCTTCGGCACATTCGGGGCGTTCGGCTTCTTCGGATCGTTTGTCTTCGGAGCATTCGGCTTCTTCGGTACATTCGGAGTGTTTGCCTTCGGTGCGTTCGTTCTCGGAGCGTTCGTCTTCTTTTTACCACCACCGAACATGCGCCCAAATATCCCCGGGCCACCGCCGTATTTAACGCCTCCACCACCCAAAAACCTGGGTGTTCCGGTAATGCTTACCTTATTGGGGAATGCCACGGCAGAAGTCCTCGCCGGGGCTCTGGAATTATTGGTATTTCCCACCGGGGCGTTAGACGTAGAATTCACGGGGGCATTCGTATTCATTGCCCGGGAGTTATTATTCCCACCCGTGTTATTAGCGGAATTGTTCATCGCGTTACCGCTGTTACCACTGTTATTGTACGCGGAATTGCCCATGTTATTCATGGAATTACCGGACGTCGCGGTGTTATTATACGCACTGTTTCCGTTGGAAACGGTGTTATTTGAAAATTCAGACGTAACAGTCTTTTTTGTCCGGGGTTTGACTAGTATCACCGGTTCATGAATCTTCAAAGAAACGAGTCTATTTTTGATATTTTCGACAAGTTTCGCCTTCGTGATATTGTCTAATTGGGTGAGACCAATCTTTCTAGCAATTCTACGAAGCGCCACCAACTTCGATGAAGATTTGAATAAAACATCATAATCTTTCAATTTGAGTGGTGACTTTTTATCCACCATGTGTGTCCTGTTCTTACTGAGAACTAACGGTGGTAACGGAAGGTTACCTTCCTGGATATCTTCGTAAGCTTTACATATTTGCTTACGTGTCAATTTAATCTCTCGGCCAGCGTTTCGGCTGGCGAGTCTTCTTAGATTTTCAATTTTTAATTCTGGGTCGCATGCGTTCATGTTCGCACACTTTATAATATAGACCAATAAATAATTTCATAACATCCTATATCGCCTCAAATCCCATCATGAATAACCTAACTTTCGCGTCATAATCTATTCCGAAATCGAATATGTTCGTGTCCCCTACGTTTATATTTATTGTTTTGGATTTGTTATTATAATGACTCGCTCTGTTTCTAATTGTCGCTACGATCATACACTCTATGAACTGTTTTGGGTTACTAATTTTATCCTGAAACTGTGTATTCATGTCTAATTTCATACACACCACTTCGTGATGCTTTTTATCTAAAAACGGCGCGAGCGGTACATCTTCCATCATTCCTCCGTCGATGTACGTTTTTCCTTTGTATTTTCCCGCTTCAAATAAAAAAGGAATAGCTATACTCATGCACACGGCATCTATTACTCTCATGTTAGGATGAGTATCCTTGCTAATATATTCAGTCTGTGACGTATTTAAACAGAATACAGCCACATGAATTTTAGTTTCTAGTTCCTTAAATTTGGGATTACGACCACATATTTCAATTAATTTATTCTTGATCGTCTTAATATTTACGAAACCAAATTTATTAACGAATGAAAGTATGTCTACTTTAATAAATTCGGAGATATCTACGGTTAAAGAAACATCTAAGATGTTATCGATAGACATCCCCAACGCCATAAATAATGCCAATATTGAACCCGCAGACGCTCCTGCGATTTCTTGGACTTCGTGAAGTTCTGATTCGAGACCCTTGAGGGCACCGATCAGAGCATAAATACCTACGGCACCCGGGCCGATAGATAAGTACTTCATCTTATTAATAGAATTGAGGAAATCTTTTGCGTAATAACGCAAATACAATAGCATACACCAATGCGTGTACGAAAACGGCCGGAATACTTGTTTGTCCGGATTGGATAACACCCTTGCTGCCACCTGGTATGGTCAAGAGAAGACCCGGGCTAAGTGCGATAAAGAGACTTGTGGTAACCAAAAGATCACCCTTTGTCAAAACGATTCCTAAAGCCTTGGCTACGATGGAATAGACCAAGAAGAAAACGAGAGCATGAAATAAGATAGCTTGTTGGTTAGTACTTCCATTGGAAAGTTTAAGAGACTTACCGTCTGTGGTCAGAAGCATTCCCGGAGACAAAATGGTGAATAATGTGACTGGAATCGCAACTTTTTTGGTTGTTATATCGGGTAACATTTACTATATAATAATATTATTTTCGCACATAGAATTCGATTGTATAAAACTCATAAAATGAGAGAACGTGGCACCCTTGAAAAATTCATCCTGGAGTTCATTATCCTGAACATATTCATTTATTTTTTTCCATATATAATACAATTTATCTCTATAAATTATATTAATTGAGTTATGTTGGTATCTTCTATCCCATCGGTCCTCGAAACAAAATTCGACAAATTCCCAATATTCGGCTTGGTGTAGAATTTCGTATTCTAACCATGCGTCGCGAATCAGGATTTTCATCATGTCCCATATATATCGGATATCATCCGAGTAATACGTCTCCCAGTCATGAATAGTTAATTCATCGTCGTCGGCATATAAGATTTCATCTGATTCGTCTGGATCAACTTCTGTTCCGTGGTTTCCGTCGGCAATGTATTGGGACCAGACCATTGTGTAGGTCCGCAGTTCAGACTTGCGTTGTTTTTATTCTTTTTTAGGGGCCTTCTCTTTTATACCAGTTATGGAGAGAGACGTACTCTTTTTCTCCTTAATTTGATCTTGAATAGCATTCATTAATCCCTCGATTTTGACTGGATCTCCACCGAAATACGCGTTAATACCGGAATTGATGGCAACTTTTGTCATTGCTCCCCTGCGCGTCGATGTGCGAAGAGAGATTTTACCCTTCCTGAGGTTAATGGTATCAATACCCTGAGTAACCATCAATCGCTTTATGGAATCTTTTATTTTCCGTTCGGCTGTGGTTAGGACCTTGATATCAGCTTTTGCTTCAGTTATTTGTTTGTTAAGTTCGACGAGCTTTGAAACATTCGCCGAGAGTTCTTCTGGGACATTTAGGGCCTCAGATGACATGTTATATTAATCTAATCTAATATCTTTAATTAAGTATTTACAAATCACGTTGCATCGTGTCAGCGGAGATGGTGCTGTTGGACCAGACGTAAGCCTTCTTCGCAACCGGCGGGTCGGCGCGTATTTGTTGATTCGCATTTCGGAGCGCACCTCCAACACTCTCCGGGAATCCAACTTGGGATCGCGGTTCAAGGAAATTCTTTTGGCCCTTGAGGACGTCATCCGGCTTAAACTCACCGAAATCGGCTTTGGAAGCGACTTCACGCGGGAGGAGGCTGGACGCGAGACCCGTACCGGCCTTCATACCACACTTGGTGGCCTTACCACCGGCCGGCGCCGGGGCATACAACGCATCTTCAACGCTGTATTCAGATTTCTTGTTTTTTGTGCTGAATTTATAGATCGAAAACATGACAATGAGTGCCACCACTGCCCACATAATTCGTTCAAGGGGAACCGGAGACTTCATCTTTTACTATATGTTAAACATATTTTTTTTTATTGGTCGGCCTCAGATTCATCCTTGAAAGCATATTGTTCTGGGTATGTTTCTTCTGGTTGTGGGGGTGGAAGTTCAATTCTGACCTGAACCAAGTTCCACGCTGGAGCAAAAGTTTTTTTGCCAAACCAGATACCACCGAGTTCAACAATCGCGGAACATTCGGAATCCGTCATTATCGATTCAAAGTCGGTCTGCTCCTGATCCACCGTAAAAACTCGGGTTGCTTCGATTCGATCAACGGTCAATTTATCTTTCGCTCCTGTGTTATACGCCTTGGATAATGTTCCTTCTGAAACAACCTTTCCGAACCACGATTCACTATTTTCGATGGCGGCTTCTCTGTTTAATTCATGCACCGCCGCGATTCGGTCTTCATTCACCTTTGACACGAGATCAATCGTAATTTCATCACCCTCGATTTTTTCAATTTTCACCCCATTAAGCTGAACATACACCTTTCTACCTCCGTCTGTGGTGGTCTTCACCCATCGGAGTCCTTCTTCATCTTTGGTTGGTTCGCCGTATATCATTGTACATACCTATGTATTTAATTCTTTAAACCAACAAATGGTATTTGTGCTGAACGAGAGAGTATCTTCTTTGATATCCAGCCATCTCTCCTGGGATTAAATCCATATAACGTTTTGGATATGATTAGGTCATCCGGTAAATCTTCAACATTCATCGGTCTGTGCGTGTATTCATTTTTAATATACTGACTGCGTGCGTTTTTACGCCACAACTGTGTATTCATGTTAAAACGATAAGAGCCGTGTGTTTTTGTATATTGCGGGACATTCATTGTTCGCAGGGACGCCTTGAGACCGTATACCATCTGTCTTCCGAGTCTCGTCGCACTAGGTTCTGTCGTATATCTTACATACTTTCGGGGGTTTATAGAACTTGCGGTTTTCATGCTCACCACACCGTCTGTCTTCATTGTCCTCGCCGCTGTCATTGGGAATTTATGTACTAGGTGATATATACTCTCGAGGCTATTCCCGGAATTGAGTTTGAATTTAGTAGAAATCATTTTACTTAATTTAAGAAGTCTCTGTTTGTCCTTCTCTTTCTTTTCTGGCCTGAGACCTAATTTCTGCATTAAATATACATCATCTATCAGAAACCTGCGCCCCGCGACGGAAATTCTAGAGTCACGGATCATCTTACCATTGACTTTATATGTGACACCCTTCTTTTGAGATTCTACGACTTCGTATCCAAATTCACCCGGACGCATGAGGGGCATGTCTAATATCCCACCCAAGGCAGTTTCTTCTATCTTACCCTTTGCTGGGGAGAAGTACCGGAGTTTAAGATCCAGAGAAAACAACTCAACATCGATGAAAACGTCCTTCTTGGACGGCTCTGGGCCGTTGTCGAGCTTTTTCTTCTTAATCAACATATATCTTCTCGTGACATACGGCCCCTTTTCAGGAAATCCTAACCCAAGAAATCTGAATACTTTATTCTTTTTCGTTAATCTGTCTTTTATTTTTTTGTCGTATCGCATCGAAATTTCACCCAACTTATCCCAAATTATCAATTTGATTGCCTGGAGCTTTCCAAAATACTTGGTATCATATTTGAGTCTCGGTACAAATTTGGTATCTATATCTGCGGTTACTATTCTATCAGCTCGTTCAATATATAAATTAAACGCCTCACCCCCAGAAATAACCAAATCCCCTATTTTACGGAGATAATCGGACATTTCTCCTATCATTTGATAGACAAGGTCTCGAATACTATCTGTGACTACGGCATATATCATTTTTTCAAGACTTTCCTTTTTATGAACTCGTGCGAGTCTGTTCCTGTATCCTGACAGGTTGTCTTTGTTATAATATCGAACCAGCGTTTCGTCGTCCATGAACATATTTTTTTTCATGAATCTTCTGATGGTTGCCTCAGAGTAAACGTTTGTATCCATTATAATATTGTAATATATAAATATGGATTGCAGTTCTTCCAAGTGCGATCAAATAGCTGACTGTAAATGTTACGCATATAAAAGCAAGAAGTTCCCCTATGATAATCAAATATGTGGTTATAGACACGGTGATAAGATCTTTCCATGTGAGGCCACGTGCTGCGCGGGTGGGGGTTGTCCTGGTCAGTGCAAGGGTGTTCAGAGTAGGCCACCATTTGCCATAACGGATGACATATTCATACCATTTCGTTACGACCTGAGAAAAAACATTAAGCGTGTTTTGTATGTATTAATTATCCTCGTTATTCTTAGTACACTAATTCTCAATGTCAGAAAACGTAAGTAATGTTATCTCATTCTTATATTTCGCATATGTGTGTTACCAAAATCTGACCTAAAGTCGTTAATACGCTTAAAGATGAAACAAGTAAGAAAGATATAACATCATGTCTCTTGAAGAAATTCAAACCGAAATTGCCGCTCTCCGCTCCGACGTTAAGTCCCTCACCAAGATTGTTCGTAAGATCAAGGCTAAGCAGGACGACCCGGACGGATCCAAGGCGGCTGCGCGCGCGGCTAACAACGGTTTCAACCGTAAGCAAGAAATCACCGATCAACTTCGCGAATTTATCGGTCTTCCGCCGGGAGAATTGGTTTCCCGAAGTGAAGTTACCAAGCTTCTCACCAAGTACATTACCGAACACGGTTTGAAGCATCCGGACAATGGACGCGTTCTCATCATGGACGAAAAGCTCCGGGAGCTCCTCAAGCCGGGCGACGTTCAAGTCACGTTCCTCAACTTGCAAAAGTTCCTTTCTCCGCATTACGTGAAGGCCGCCAAGAAGGCATAAGTTCTTGGGTATTCAGAGTTTTAATATAGATCAATGGCGACTCATTCATCTCATCTCCGTGTCCATTTGCCAATAGGAAACAAAAAAATAAAAATGCCTTGTGCAAAACTACCCACTGCACAATGTGCGCGTGGGTTCGAACCCCACTCCTGGCACTCTTATATAAGCCAGGATGCCCGAGTGGTCTAAGGGGGTGGATTTAAGTAACTTAAACAATAACTTTTAATAAATAACAAAGAAACATGAATGTTTCCCAACAAGAAGTAGAACAACTTGTTGGTACAAAGATAAAAGATCTATCTCTGTACCAAAAGGCATTTACCCATAAATCCGCATTAAAAGAACATGAAAATTTAACTCAATCGTTTGAAACTCTCGAATTCATGGGTGATAGTGTATTAGGTTTCGTGATAACGAAATGGTTATTCGATAAGTTTGAAGAGAAACAAGAAGGATTTTTAACGAAGGCTAGGACTAAATTAGTTAGGTCGGAAACTCTCGCATCTATCGCATTAAAATTGGGTTTGAATAAACTTGTTTTAATGGATGAGAAGGGAATGAGAAATGAATGGAATAATAATCCCAAGATTCTTGAGGATGTATTCGAAGCCCTCGTGGGTGCTATCTATATGGATTGTGGATTGCTTCACGCAAAGCAATTTATTTTGGGGATTTATGAAAATCCCGAATTCATTGATTTGAATTGTATCATGGTCGATGACAATTTTAAGGATCATCTCATGCGATATTGTCAAACAAACAGCTTTGAACTCCCTGAATATCGTGTATTATCACAAGAAAATGGGGTATTCGTCATCGGAGCCATCGTTCAAAATCAGCAGCTCGGGGTAGGTTTTGCCAAGAGTAAAAAACAAGCGGAACAAAATGCGGCTCGTTCGGTGTTCTTACCTGCATATGGAGGCGGGGATTTACCAAAACATAATAATCAACCCCCTCCACCACCTCCACATAAATTCCAATATACGCAACCACCCCCACCTCCACCGAGACCACCCCCGGGGTTGCCTCCTAAGTCAGTGATCGTACATAAATTTAGGGATGATACAAGGTTAAAAGATAGAAGCTAGAACTAATAAATGCATCCACATGTCAAGGTACTCATTGAACGCGAATATGCCGCCCAAAAATCCCAGGAATGGTTGGATCTTCGCGGGAACATGCTTACTGCTAGTGACTGCGCAACAGCGATCAGTTTAAACCACTACGAGACCCCATTCGATCTTCTACTAAAGAAATGTGGCAAAGGACCCGTCTTTACAGGAAATGAAGCCACCCGACATGGTGAAAAATATGAAGATGAAGCTCGTATTTTATACGAACAGCGTCATAATGAAGTTGTACATGAGATAGGACTGTGTCCTCATCCCAAATATACATGGCTGGGTGGAAGTCCAGATGGTGTGAGTGAATCGGGTAAGCTAGTCGAAATTAAATGCCCCATGTCGAGGGATATCGGAAATGGAGACGTTCCGGTCCACTACATGCCCCAACTTCAAATGTGCATGGAAATATTAGACCTGGAGGAAGCCGACTTTATACAATACAAGCCCGCCGAAACAAATTGGCCTCGACCCGAGGAATTCACCGTTGTTAATGTTAAACGGGACAGAGAATGGTGGGAAAAGTATTTTCCCGTCATGGAAGAATTTTGGCAAAAGGTTTTATATCACAGAGAACACGGAATCGAAGTTCCCGAACCCAAAGTCCGAAAACCTCGGAAGAAAAAGGTAATTCCGTGTGAGATCGTGATAGATCCAGAGGACACTTATATCAGTGATTAGCCCCCCTAAGTAGATCATGCCATTATAAAATGTAATTCAAAATGAACGATCTCGTAAACATACAATATAATCGCGCCAAACAGGAATTAAATGGAAGTTTATATGCCCCTTACCAAACTGATGGGGTTTTTTGGATGTTATCTATGGAGAATCAAACAATGGGTCCAAGGGGTGGATTTTTATGTGACGAAATGGGTCTCGGTAAGACAGTACAGGTGGTATCGACTATTTTAGGTAATCCTAAGAGTCGTTCCCTCATCGTCGTACCCAAATCTATTATCACTCAATGGAAAGACGAGATAACCAAATTTGCGCCACAGTTGGGTGTTCATGTGTTTGATGGACCGATGCGCAATGAAAATGCTAATCTGGAAATGATGAGATCGGCGAGAATTGTAATTTCGCCATATTCTGTTCTCATAAAGCACAGTGAGTTACACAGAATTGAATGGGACAGGGTTGTATTGGATGAAGCGCACGAAATACGAAACAAATCATCCGCGACTTACAAGAGTATGTGTAAATTGGTGTCCCCCGTTCGGTGGGTCGTTACCGGTACTCCTGTTTTTAATTCTATGAAGGATTTTGTTTCATTGTGTAAGTTTATTGGAGTTCCACAAAACCTGATTCAGGGACGAACGTCTCAGATAAAGGATTTGTATATTTTACGTCGCACCAAACGGGACGTGGCCGTCATGGATAGGAGACTTGAATTGCCGACGTGTCACTTTGAAAATGTCGAATTGGAAATGTATGAAGGAGAGAAGAATCTGTACAACTTTGCATTTATGGAGATTCAAGATAAATTGCGTGAAATTTTTGCCAATTCTGTTAGTCTCAATTCCAAGAATATGCTTATTTTGGAATGCTTATTACGAGCCAGGCAGTGCATGATTTGGCCGCAGATGTATTTATCCGGTATCGCAAAACAATATGGGGTTGAAGCTGAGAAATGGAATGGTAAATCAAAAAAGATGGAAACCTTGTTTAACATGTTAGAGGGTCACTCAAATGAGAAAAGTCTCGTATTTTGTCAATTTATGGGCGAAATGAAACATATTCAGAAAACTCTCAAACAAAAGGGTATTCCCGTATTTAGAATTGATGGTACCGTATCAAAAGAGAACAGGGATAAACAGATTGAATTGTTCAGGAGAGCACCGGGGAATGCTGTTTTTATAATTCAGATTAAATCCGGCGGTCAGGGACTTAATTTACAAGAAGCCACCCGCGTCTATATCATGTCTCCATCTTGGAATCCAGCGACTGAGTTACAGGCTATCGGAAGAAGTCATCGCTCGGGTCAGGATAAACCGGTGCATGTTAAAAAATTATTCTATAAGCGCACGGAAGAATTTGTGAGTGTGGAGGAGGAAATGATGGCATTACAGGCACATAAATCGGTGTTGTGTGCGGAAATATTAAACGATGAACGTCTCAAGACGCAGATTCCATTTTCGCGAATATCTAAAAAAATCAAGATTTTAGATATTAAAAAAATTTTCACAGCGTAATGTATATATATATAAAATGACGACCGGTAGCCGAGCAGAAGTGTTACATGGCACAGCAGACCAGACCGCGGGGGGTCTCAAGAAGAAGGATTTGGTTTTGGCTAAGGATGGTCAAATCAAGAGTAAGCAGGCAGTCAAGTCGGCGGTGGCTCGCATGAAGTCTGAGGGCAAGGCCGCGATGGTTAAGATTTTCAAGCCGAAGAAGGGTAAGTTCTCTCTTCAACCGAAGGAAGGCACCAAGGCGTACGAAAAGAAGATCGCCAAGATGGAAAAGTTAAGCAAGTAAACGAATTGTAATTTCCTAAGCATAGTTCTAGTCTAATAAACTTCAATCTAAAATTTGATATTTTTAGATTGAGATTTTTTGTCTCTCTAATATAATAATGGCAGACAGCCTCGCACTGTGGTTTGAATCTATTCGCGTTGCCAAGATGAATATGGGTAAGGATCCAAAGGAATTTATGAAGATCCAGGGTAAGTTATTGGCTGAAGCACAGAAGGTGTATCACCTTCTCTTGTTAGCTAATAAGTAATTACAAAACAAATTGAAATCCCTTTAACCTTTGGGGTTCATGGACCATTAGATTGTATAGTTTCCATGTACATCCGAATTTTTTGTTCAAGAAATACACACTTACCAATTCTACGATTGATACACCTGAATTTCTCGAATATAAACCATTCATGACGGTATCATTTAGAACGTTTCGTTCGGGGTCGCACACCATACACTTGATCTCGTTATCTGGTGTTGTGTCGACCTTAACTCTAAATTTTGGTTCTCTTCCGGGACTTTCCTTTATATTGGAATTGAACATGGGAATGAGTTCTTCTTTTGACATTTGTTTCCCAAATATAACTTCGCTCTGTTCCACGACTGAATCTATAATCTTATCTTCAATCGACCGAAGAACGTTAAAAAATTTTTTCACGCTATTTCCTTCTTCGTCGTATCCCATCATGTTGAAATCTATATTCCATTTGGTTTGACCTACATCCGGGACAAATCCACTCAATCCAAATGGCATGTACATCCTAGGCGTGGTCATCCGTACCGCCTTACCTTCCTCTGTTGTTATGGCAAGCTTTCGTCTTTTGTCAAAATTCCCAATCTTTATAATATCTAGCACATCAACGAATTTTGTCATCACTATACTAATTTATAGTTAAAACTTTAAGCCGAGCAAGCAACACAATCTGGTTCCAATGAAACTTGTATAGGTCTAGCTTTGGCTTGGCTTCTCAGATAATACATACCAGTTTTGAGACCCTTTTTATGGGCATACATGTGCATACTGGAAATTTTAGATAATGTTGGACTCTCCATGAATAAGTTCATGCTTTGCGATTGGTCTATATATCTACCTCGCTGAGCGGCCATGTCTATGACATCTTTCATTTTTATCTCCCAAACGGTTCTATATAATTTTTTAATATCGTCGGGGATATCCGTGATAGACTGAATACTACCCCCGGATTTCACCATTAAGTCTTTCATCTTTTTTGACCATAACCCCAATTTTTTGAGATCCGTGACTAAATGTTGATTCACAACCACAAATTCTCCGGCTAAGGTTCTTCTCAAGTATATATTTGTGGTATATGGCTCGAAACATTCATTGTTGCCTAAAATTTGGGCCGTGGATGCTGTCGGCATTGGTGCCACCAACAGAGAGTTGCGCACTCCCTTCTTTACCCGTTCCCGCATGGCTTCCCAATCATACATACCCGAGTGGGGGATTTCTGCTTCGGTTTCCCACATATCAAATTGTAAGATACCATTAGAAATAGGCGAACCACTGAATGATGAATATGGCTCTTGTTCATCACTTAATTCGCAACTAGATTCAAGACTGGCGTGGTATATAGTTTCGAAAATATATGAATTAATCTTCTTCGCCTCTTCACTGTCGAACGGAAGGCGGAGAGTACAGAAAACATCAGCCAAGCCCTGGACGCCCAGTCCTATTGGACGATGGCGCATATTAGAACGTTCCGCAGATTTAACCGGATAGAAATTTCTATCGATTACGTTATTTAAATTTTTAGTCATGACCTTAATGGTTTTGTGTAGTTCCGCATAATCAAATTCACCACCCTTAACAAATTTGGGTAGGGCAACCGATGCTAAATTACACACTGCCGTTTCATCGGGACTCGTATGTTCGATGATTTCTGTACATAAGTTTGATGATTTAATGGTACCAAGATTGGATTGGTTGGATTTTTTGTTACACGCATCCTTGTATAACATATAAGGTGTTCCCGTTTCTGCCTGACTCTTTAGTATGGCTCTCCAAATATCTTCGGCGCGTACGGTCTTTGTGGCGAGACCCTCACTTTCATATTTTTCATATAATTTTTCAAATTCTTCACCATATACATCCGAGAGACCTCTAGCCTTATCCGGACAGAAAAGACTCCAATTTCCACCCTCTTCCACCCTTTTCATGAATAGGTCTGGGATCCAGAGAGCCAAAAAGAGATCGCGACAGCGTGCCTCTTCTTCGCCGGTATTGAGTCGTAATTCAAGGAACGAAAAAACGTCGGCGTGCCATGGTTCTAGATATACAGCAATTGAACCCTTACGACGTCCGGCTTGGTTAACGTATCTTGCCGTTGCGTTATACACGCGAAGCATGGGAATTATTCCGTCCGACGTACCATTGGTTCCTCGAATATGAGATTTATTAGCCCTGATGTCGGAACAATGAAGGCCTATTCCTCCCGCCCATTTTGAAATTTGGGCACATTCCTTGACCGTATCGTAAATCCCATCAATGCTGTCTTCTTTGTTTGCCACCAGGAAACACGATGACAATTGGGGACGAGGAGTACCAGAATTGAACAGTGTGGGTGTTGCGTGTATAAACATTCCCCTGCTCATGTAATCATATGTTTCCAGAACCTTCTCCACGTTATCGCCGTGGATTCCTATACTAACCCGCATGAACATATACTGGGGCGTTTCAACCAATTTACCGTCAATGCGTTGGAGATACGATTTTTCGAGTGTTTTTAAACCAAAGTATGAAAAGTCATAGTCTCTATCGTGTTTGATATTTTCCTTGACCTTTGCGGCGACTTGAAGAACTTCGTCGGTTATAATTTTAGCTTTACTGAGTTTTCTCATTGCCAAATGGAAAGTATTGGGACAGATTTTCTGGATATTACTTGCTACGATACGAGCCGCCAGGATTTCATAATCCGGATGACTGGTAATCATTCCAATACAAGTTTCTGATGAGAGATCGTCAATTTCTTGGGTGGTTATCCTGTCATATAACGACGAAAACACCTGTTGTGCTACCTTCGATGGTTCGAGTTCCGATGATAACCCTTCCGTGAGGACATCTATCCTGCTAGTGATATTGTCAAACCGCATTTCAACTTCACGACCAGAACGTTTTATAACTTTCATCCTTCTATTACTATATTTCACTGATTATTTTTATATCACTTCTTTCCCCACCACCCCTTCTTCTTGTCTTTCACGGGAACGGCACCCACACGTTCAACCGCGGGCGGAATCAGGGAACTAGTATTCACAAAAAAACGACCGGCATCACCCGGACGAGAGACAGGCGGATATGAACCGATAAACGGTTCGGCGTCTGAAGTCGGTTTCATTTCAAAGTTTTTGACTTTGGCATTAAATGACTTGTCGAAGTCGGCTCCGGTTATCATTTAATATACTCCCCGAAAAAAAACTGTTCACTAATATTAAATGTGTGATAACTTGAACCTCAATTCACTCAGCCAAAAGGAGACTCCCCTGAACACGCTTTTCTTTTCGGAATTTAACCGAAATGTTTTACAGCGAGGTATCAGGCAGACTTTCAAAAACAAGACTGGTATTGCCATCGATTATCAGAATGACCAGGATTTATATGGAATTATGCGTGTCGCATTTATAAATAACAGTGGTGATCATTATCATAAGGTGAATGAACAAGTCAAGTTTATTAACGAACAGGTGATAAATACTGCGGTATCCCAAATTCAAACGGGAGTTACACAGTACATCGATTATTTGAAGGACTCAGACACCATTGCCAATCCCGAGGACAGGCCAGTGAGTACGAGCTTAGTGGGCATGAAGATTCCTAAGAATTCAAAGATAGGTATGTAATCGGCGCAATTGCCATGTTAATTTGTGTAAATTGTCAGAATCCATATCACCGATGATCATTTTTACGTCATCTGGAAGTATGTCCATTTTATTGATACGGCGAATTAAACCATCCAATATACCTTGGATTGTTTCTACCGTAAGATTTGTGGCCTCTTGCGCAACATTTATGGGGTTTGGGTACAAACTCAGTGAATTAGAAATTTCTTGTAATCTACTGAGTTCATTATAGTGATTGACAGACAAAAGGCTCATTATTATTGTTTACGAACATTTTTGTTTTTATTTTTTTTAGATCCTCTCACATATTCTGGGGGAATGCCCATACCGGCGGCAAATTTGGCCGTCGTAAGTCCATCCTCTCTTGCATCTTTTATAATTGATTTTTGTAATTTCTTTAACGAGAACATGTCATCTATATCCACCTTTTCCTCGTCGGGTATAGTATCGTCTTTATTTTCGTAAAATTCGGCATATTCACTCTCAAGTTTTTTATCCGATTTCCTCCTGATATAGACCATAATTCCAATGATACTAACCAGACATATGATAGACACGACAGTCATTCTTCCTCTATTGTTCGCGAGCCTCGCACGAATGGACATTGTTACTGTGTACAAATATTTAAAGTTATGACACTAGACACAATTAAGTAACATGACCACATTAAATTATTACAAAAACGAAACCGAAAAGGTGTGCAAATCAAAGGGGTGGGATCGTGCGAATGTAGATACGGTATGGCTTCTTCTCACAGAGGAGGTGGGCGAACTGGCATCTGCTATCAGACAATACAAGAAAACATTCAAGAAGACAAATTTAAAAAAGGAAAGGGGTGTAGATGTTATGATGGAAATGGGGGACGTATTTAGTTATTTATTTCAATTGGCGCACATGCTTGATGTTGATTTAGATACAATGTGGTCAGAACACAAACAGAAGATCAAAACTAAAAAATATAAAATGTAAGATTATAATAAATAATGAGTTCTTGTATGATCGATGATGAGGCGGCCATAGATAAGATTAATCCATTTGTTCAGAACGATTTTTCGTTGCCGGGTGGGAGTCGTAAAACACTTAAATCCGAATTTAAGGGATCTATCAAAGATGAAACCCCGGGTGTTGCCGAACCAGAAGAGAGTCCCATATGTAAATATGGTATTTCTGCGGGCGATAATACGTTAGATTGGTGCTCTCGGCCAGCCGTTGACAAGAGTTTGCCGATTCAAAAGAGAAATATCGATACCGGTTTAGAACCCCCCATCGATAAAGATGAGGACGATACCAGGACAACTATAATTAAGATTGTGTGTGTTACTGCCACTATTGCCGCAATAATACTCATTGTTCGTCGATTAGCTTCAAAACGGTAAACATCCTACTCAATCGTTTCTTATTGAGACAACATTCGATGGCGTCCGGTAAATAATCTCGAATAAATCCTCTAGCAAATTCAATCTGCCACGTATTGTTTTTGTTTATATAAGGCACTTTAAACGTAGGATTCACAATTTTACACGTATTCATAATACGTATAACATCATGATTTCCCAAATTCTTTCTAGCGAGTAAATTATCTAGAGCGATCAAAGCCATTCGTTGCGTGGATTCGATCGTTTTTTCAACCATGGTTTGTAGAAAATTTTCATATTGGATATCTTGTTTAGAACAGGTGATTTCTGTCCAATCACCCTTACTGGACGTATATAAGTAATCGGTAAAATCTTCATATGTATTAGAATTATAGTTCCATTTAGTATATTTTATTTCCACATAATTTAAATTAGAATCGAGATCAACGACATTCAGCGCACTCTTTAAGAATGACGTCATAGACTAATCTCCGTGCTTTCTTTTAAACTCATTAACATGACATTAAAGACTTCCTAAGTTACCTCGGTTCATGATTTTTTTAAGTCAAAAAGAATGAAATATTCGAGTATCGCCAATAATACATTTTCTTACCTCTTAACTCTGGATGAGTTTAGATCTAAGATGCCCGATGAATATAAACCTTCATGGATTAAAATTACGACTATAACCGTGATTTCTAAATTCGAACGGGAAATTGAGATTAAAAAACTCCGACAGCTTTTTGAAGAAAATGGTTCTATAAAACTCCGGCGTATTGGTTCAGATTTTGATGGATTTGAGTGGAAACTGAAACCCACGACATTCTATAATCAAATCACCCTCACATACGAGGATCAATACTCCGTCAAGTCCGTGAAAGTCTTCCCAAATGGTTCTATCCAGATCGCGGGCGCATCTGATCTCATCGACGCAAAGCGAATCATTACTCAGTTGGAATATCTGTTTAAAATCTGTCTAGGTTTGGAAAAGCCCACGCCATTGGATTCTTTCCGTGTGGTCATGATAAACAGTAATTTCAGTTTGAATTATAACGTCAATCTTATGGAAGTTGCGCAACATTTTGAAAAACATTCGGATATTTTTAAGATTAGCTTTGAACCGGATCGGTATTCGGCGGTGAAGATCAAGTTCAGGCCAGCGGAGGAAATGAAAGAAATTACAACCAGTATTTTTAGTACTGGTAAAGTTATCATCACCGGGGCGGAGACATTGAAGGAGATCGTGTTCGCATACAATATCATCAATCAACACATTAACCAAAATGAAAAAATTCGGGTTACCGAAACTCAAGACAAGGACATATTCAATATATTTCTTGGACACAAAATTGAAACCATGGTCGATGCCTTGCGCGACAGTGGGTATCATTCATGGCTCAAGACTATCACAAATAGAAAAATTAATTTCTAACGTCATGGTAAATCAGATCATGTCGCAACGACTTGGAATGGCAGATGGTCGTCAGTATTCTCTTAACTCTTCAGCACAGCTCTTGAATAACCACATCATGCAAAAAAATGGTGTTCAATATGCGGATAATTATTCCTACCGACAACTTCTCCAGAAAGGCGGTCCGGCCGTGATTGAACAACTCCAAAAGGAACAGGCGAAAAAGGGTCTCATTAAACCGGATACTAACTAATCACGTAAAATACGCAAAAAAAACTTATACCAATACTTTAATGTCCTCTCCCTGTTCTATATGTCTTACAGAGGTTAGATCGACCAGATCAAATACACGCCTACGGTGTGGACATATATTTCATACGGAATGTTTAGATAAATGGAAAGAAAAAGGTAAGAACACGTGTCCTACATGTCGAAAACTATTTGATGTTTCTAAGTTTTCTGTGACAATAACTGTTAAGAACAATGATACAGAAAACTCCGAATCTAGAGTTGTACCGGAGTCAGAAGCCATGATGGATTTTCTAAATGAATGTGACATCAATTTTGATATAGAAAACGTATTAGACCTTAGAAGCCTTCTGTCTGACCTTGGGATGAGTCTTTCCGACTTTGATTCCCGTGTCACGGACACAGAATGAACTACAGTAGGTTGTGTAATTTAAACCAGGATAATTCCTTGCCGCATATCTAGGATCCTTTATCATTTTACCAGACGCATCACTCAAAAGAGGACCTGTGGCCCAGCCCCTCTTATGAGAGAACACATTAGCTTTAAAAACGATTTTCTTACCCTTTTCGATCTTACCCGCACTACGAATTCTTGATTCCGGTACTTTGAAGAATTTACTTAAACTCGCGACCGTATCACCCTCTTTCACTTTATATTCAACGACACCATGTTGTTTGTAGAAGTGGAAATCTCCCATTCTAATATAATTTGTGGGTCTCCCGGGACTAACAAACATCATCACTTTGTAATACCCCTTTTTGCACTTTTCGTTCGCTGCGACTTTGTATATTTTGGTGGGATTATCGGACAAAACTCTCTTTGGGAGACTTGTACAGTGTGTATAGGTGTGTCCTTTATTTGAAAGACCGGATCTGTCACCTGGAATACTCTTCTGCCATCGATACGCCTCGTAGTCACCCACGGCGTATGCGTAGCAATTGTTATTATCG